TAAGGGATCGTCGCGCCGGGCGGCGTGACGTTGTACCATTGCCCCAATGTTCGCCGGGACGGCAGCGCAATGCCTTGCTGGCTATCTGGCACGCCAAGCTGGTTCGATCCCGGCCGGTCTTGCCGATCGAACCAGCCGAACGGTGGCAGTTGCGAATACCAGCTCGCGCGCAGGTCGGGCATGCGTCACCTATCTTATCAACCCGAGCAGACCGCCGCCGACCGCGCCGACACCGGCGCCAACTGGTCCGCCGAATGCCGAGCCGATGCCGGCCCCGGCCAACCCACCACCGAACAGGCGTGCAAGGGTCGAGGGTTGATTGATCGGGGTATTAGTGACGCTGGTTCCCGACGTGCTGCCACCGAGCGCCCCGGCGCCGGTCGCGATCGCATTCATCCGGGCCAAATTTTCCCACTGATACGCTTGCTGGTCCTGATACAGCTTGATCTGATTGTTGAGCGCGGTCTGATCGCGCTCCTGCAGAAACTGCCCGATGCCGAGCAGTCCTTGCGCCGGCGCATAGCGAGCCTCGTCCAGTGTTGGCATCAATTGCGCCCACTGCCCCGAGCGCTGCAGGCCGCCGGTGAGGATGTCTTGTTGCTGCTGTTGCCGACGGGCGTAATCTTGCGCCAGGAGCGGATCGGCACTCTCTGCCAGCGCTCGCGCCATCACGTCGGTGTGGGCGCCCGAGCCGTAGCGTCCGGCACCGCTGGCGCTTGAATTGATCCGGTCGCCGATGCGGCGATTGCTGGTGTCGATGATCCTTTGCAGGTAGGGGTTCTGGTCGCCCTGCGCCTGCTGGTAGAGCGAGCGCAATTCAGGGCTCAATCCCTCATTCTGGATCAGATTGGTGCCCTGCGAGATCGCGGCGTTTACGCCCGGCGTGCCGCCGAGGTTGCCGGTGTACATATTGTTGAGCTGGCCGATTGCTTGGTTCATGGTGGCGTTGAGCGGAGCCACTGTCTCCCCGAGATAGGGGCGATAGCCCAACTGATCGGTAAACATGCCTTGCGCGGCGGTGATGCCCTGCGAAAGTGCCGGCTGCGCCCCGATCCATGGGTCTTTAGTCTGATTGGTTTGCTGCGTGACCGGCACTTGTTGCGGACTGCTGCTGCCCATCAGAGCACCTTTTCCATTTCGATATGCGTGATCCGGTAGCCGTGCTGCTTAAGCAACTGCGACCAGCCGGGCCGGCACAGCGGCCGGCATTCCTTCACGCCGGCATCGCGGAGCATGTTCTCGAGCTCGGGCAGCAAATGCTGCCACTGCGCGCGGCCATGGCCGGCCATCCACAGCCACTCTGCGATCAGGTCATCGCCGCGGTAGTGCAGTCGGATGCCAACGAGCGCCTTGGCTTCGTCCGCCACCTCGTCCCAGATCAGGCCGAGCCGTATTTCCTTGCGCATGACGCGGGCGATCAAGGTTGGCAGCGGCTCTTTCGAGCGCCTGGCGATCATCGGCAAGAACCGCAACCAATGATGCGCCGATGCTTTCAACGCTTCTTCGGTGATCGGGATCGCGATCAGTTTCAAGGTTTGGCCAGTTCGTCCTTGAATTCCGCAAGGGTCAGACCGAACGCCTTGACCACGGCTGCAACCCTTTCCTTGGTGCTCGTCGTTGCCACGGCCGGCGGTATCACATTGGTCCGGCCTTCGGCATCGCGCGCGGCCAGCGCGGTCTGATCGGCGGCATTGCAGGCAACTTTAACGCCGTTCACGATTTTATAGGTATATGCCATCAGTTTGATCCATACAGTGTGAATTTTCCGGTGACGAAGTTGCCCACACTCGGCCAAATGCGGATGGCATTGGCGCCGACCATTGTCTCCACAAAGCCGCTGCCGTTGTTGAATTGCGAAAATTCGGTATCGACATCATAGCCCTGCGTGGTCCAAGTGACGGTCGGGGATTTGTCGGTCTGGAACGAGAATAAATCAATCTGGGCGCTGTGCGGATATTGCGGGTTGATGGCATCCATCGCCCAGGTGATCGGAAAATATCCGATCCCGGTCGAATACCCCGCAAGCACAAAATTTCCGCCCGCGGTAACACGCTGCTCGGATTGAAAGTATTGCACCGTGTTGTAGCGATTGCTGTAGCTTCCAAAGCTCGCGCCGTTATCGACGCTCAAGTTGATGACCAGAACCGCGTGATCGATCTCGGGGACAATATCGCTGCAGACTACATGATAGTGCGCAAATTTGGTGGTATCGATGTCGGTGAAATCCACCAGCGCCACCGGTCCGGTGGTCGTGGTGCTGATGATCACCTGGGTGATTAATACGTTGGTGGTGTTGTTGATGATGGTGAGGACTTCGGCCTCGAGCCAGATCCAGTTGGTGCCGTTGTAGATGAAGTGCGCATAGGTGCCGGCCACCAGTCCCTTTTCGACATTCTCGTCGCGCTGGTTTTTCACATTGACGTCGCCGATGCCATCCATGTTGAGGGTGGTGGCGGTGCCGTCGACGCTATCCAGGCCGATGCCGATCTTGAGCAGCACCTGCAGCCCGGTTGGTATGACGGTGTAGCTAACGCCGGATGTGAATGTCTGCGCGCTGGCAGTGCCGCCGGTGACGATCGAGCCGTTGAGCAGATTGCGGTTCTTGGCGTGCGCCGCCATCTGGCTGCGCGAACTGTTATTCACGCTGGCGCGTGGTTGCCCCTCGGCCCAATTAATTGCGGTGTCAGCGTTGCCATTGTTCGCGGCTATTGTCGACCACGATTGATAATCTTCGCCGGGCATGCGCTATTCCTTAAAGTAACTTATTGACGGTGGTTTCGACCGACGATTGCAGGTCGATATCAGTGATGGCCGAGCCCTCCTCCTGCACCTTGGCATCCATCACCACGGCCGGCGCGACCGTCTGTGCTACACTGTCAGGGCTTGTTGTTACCGTCTGTGCCCAGCGCAGCCGCGTATTGTGAGCGGGCACATTGGTCGCCTCACCGAAAATGTAATCGGCATAATGCAGGCAGGCGACCTTGATGCGATTGACGAAGGTAGGCTCCTTCATCAGGTCGGCCGATTGCTCATAGGTCAAAGCCATTTATTTGTACTCCGTGATGACGACGACGCCGGCAGAACCAAGACCACCATCTGCACCGCCGGCAACATTGACAACAGAGCCACCGCCGCCACCGGAACCATAATTGGTCGCGTTGGCTCCTACGATAGCAAGATTGATCGTTTGACCGGAAACACCGCCACCGCCAAAGAAACTACTACCGCCAATCGAAGGCAGTGCCGAAGTCTGCGTGCCAGAAAAATAGCCCGAACCACTTCCTGGCGCACCACCAGCCACCAAATCGCCTACGGCTCCCGTAACTACGCCACCTGCACCTCCGCTGGTAATATTTGGTATGCCACCCCCTTGACCCCCATTGGCGACACAGAGCGCGCCAACGCTGGTCGCTCCACCATTGCCACCAACGCTAGGTGTGTTACCAATACCGCGTATTCCACCCGCACCAATCGTGACAGGCTGACTTGCGCCAATCTGTGCCGCAGTCTTGAGCGCGCGCGAATAACCGCCTGCACCGCCGCCACCGCCGAAATACGCTTGAGCAGCAAAGCCGAGAGAGCCACCACCACCACCGCCGCCGCCGACACACTCGATGATGCAATTCACCATGCCAAGGGTCGGAGTGTAAGTGCCGCTGGCCGTGATCACTCGTATTGCCAGCAGGCCGCCGCCGCCCGACGCCGCTGCGTTTGCTTTGATCTGTCCTGCGGTCGTGCGATCCCAGGTGATAGTCGCGGTGTCAGTCAGCACGCGTTCAGCAGTCAGCGTCGCGTCAGCCGTTGACGTAATATATTCCGCGCTAACAGGCGCACTCGGGGGAACGGTTGCCGCCAGCGTGCCGCCGGAAAACGTCAGGTTTGCCCCGATGGTGACTGCCGCCCAGGTGTTGGCGGCCGAGCGGTAGTAAATAACATTGGTGCCGGTCAGCGCCGCGATAGCAGTCAGATCGGCATCGAGCGGCTGGTAAGCCGCCGCGGCCGCCGCGGTCGTGAGATAACTTCCCGCCGGCTGCGCGCCGATGTCGCTCAATACCGTCGCCGGCGCTACGCCTTGGATGGTGGTGGCTGTCACCCACTTGGCGTATTGCCCGAGCGCCGGCGTGCCGGAATTGCTGACATTGCCGCCCGCCACGGCGTTGGCCTTGACCTGTCCCGGCGTCGTCAGATCCCAGGTGACCGTCACCGTGTTGATCAGTACCCGATCGTTGGTCAGCGTTGGGTCGTCAACCGCAACAATGTATTGCGCATCGGTCGGCGCACCGCCGCCGCCGCCGCTCGAGGTGATACCGAGTGCATTGCGGGCGGTGTAGGGATCGCGTGCGTTATCGAACTGCTGCCGGAACGGGGGCCGCAGATCCATTACGCCACCGTGCCATCCGGTTGCGCGTCGACCAGCACGCCCTGCGCATGTGTCCAAGCCGAGCCAAACGGAATAAAGCGGCGAAAGCGATGCAGCCGCGACGAGGTGAGCAGCGCCGCCGAACCGGTGATTTCGATCCCCACCGGCGCAGTCCAGACCGGAGCGCCATCCTGCAATCGCTCGCGCAGTCCGGCCGCCACCTCGCCGAGCGCGTCGGTGGCATCATCGAGCGGATAGACTTCATTGACGAATGCGCGCATGCCCGGAACGAGATGCACTTCGGCGGTTTCCAGCGTTGCCGGCAGGTTGGGGCCTTTGAGCGTGCTCAGAAATCCATTCTCATCGATCGCGCCGATCAGCGGCCGGCCGCCGGCATAGGCGAAGCTGTCAAGCGGCAGCGCGGCGCTGTCGAGCAGATCGTCGCCCGGCTCGGGGCCGGTGGTGTCGAGGTCGAGTCCGGGCGAGGCCAGCAGCCCCCAGATTTGCGCTGGCACGGACGCCTTTGCCCAGCGGCCATTGCTCCAATCGAAGATGATTTGCCGGTCGTACATGTGGCTTGCCGATGTGGCATGCGACACCCACACAATGCGCGGCTTGTTCACGCCGGCGAGGCAATGCACGACATCGCGCCGGGTTTCGTCGGAATTAGCTAGGAACCAATCGTTGACCTTGTCGGCGCCGATCGGCGTGACTTGCTGGCCGGTGATCGAGTAGAAGCCGTCCTCGGCCAGGAAGTAGAGCACGTTACCGATCGACGTGAAGCCGTATTTCGAAACCGAGCCGCGATCGTGCAGCGCGCGCGAGAAATTGAAAATGAAGGTGGTGTCGCCGGGCAAGAATTGCATTGCTCGGATGGTGCGATCCTGCACCACATAGCCGATTTCGGCACCGGCGACGCCCTGCACCGGGCCGCCGTCCGGGAATTCCTGCATGTCGCAAAGATTGGTGCCGATGATCCAGCCGGTGATGTCATTGACCGCCGACCAGATGATGATGCGCTCGTTTAAACCGGCGCCGGTTTGCAGCCGGGATAGAAACAGAAAGTCGCCGATCTGCCGCACATGTCCGGCGCGTGGTGGGGATCCCGCCAGGGCGGCAAAATTGGTGCCGACATCGATGTCGATCACTTGCGGATCGTCGTTGACGTTGACCGCCACCAGCTTGTTGCCCGACTGCTCGAACGACCACATTTCCGTGGGCGGCACATTGTAGGCCCCGCCGGTGGTGCGGCTGACATCGGTCCAGCCTGCCAGCGCCCAGGTGTACAGTTTGGTCAGAGAGCCGGCGTAAATCTTCCAACTGCCATCGAGCGTGCGGGCGGCATAGAGCCCGCAAGCCCGATCGCCACCTGGCAGCGCAAAGGTCGTGAACGGCAAC